CTTGTATGGGTTATCCACTGTGTTGAATTGATAGGGACTCTCGTAAGCAAAGAAGATTGTTGGTCCAATTTGCACTCCAATCCATGTTCTTGGTATCCAGTTCCACTCAACTGTAATTTCCCCTTTAAGTTCTTCAGGAATCTTGAAACTCTCATCAACAACTTTCTTTTGTTCCTGACCATTCTGATCAAGGTAAGTTGCAGTCCCAATTTTCTTCTCACTTTTCCATGTGGTAAGTTGCATGAGAATTTTGGTACCTGTGTAGTTGTAATGTGGGTATGTTGTTGTAATGACTTCTGGGGATTGTCCATATGATGCTGTTGCATTAAATATTTCTGCACTTCTTAAGTTCTCTTTATCTTTATCTGTAAGACGGTCTCCAAACCAATCTAGAATTTGTCCTCTATCTAACCACATTCTACCTACTGCCCAATCACAATCCTCAATAAAAAGTGAGTCCTGGTTCTTATCACACTCAAAGTGTATTGGGTTCCAAGGAATTAGTACAGGTTCATTGTTAAAGATACCAGCATAATATACTTCCTCTGCACAAGTAAGTGCATTTTGAAAACCTCTAATAAAGTGGTTCTTAAGTTTAAGAGACTTCTCAAGATGGTTAAGGAGTTTATTAGCTGTAATTTCTACATTATTGGTATAAGAGTTAGTAAAGTATTCCTCTACCTCTTTAGGTGTTTCTGCTTCTACTTTTTCTCCAAGAGCATTTCTAAGGATAGCAAGATAAGAATACTCTAAAGTTTCTTTCTTATCATTAAGATATTGGTTAAAACCATCTCCAGCTGTGGAGACAACTTTATAGGTAAATGGCCTCTTGAGTTCTTCTCCAACCAGTTGTAAAACTGAGGAACGGACAATATTATAGTCCTGAAAGTTAGCAGGAAGATTCCCAATGCTATCATGTATATCAACACCATAAGGCTTAGTGACATAGCTAAAGTCTTCAAGGTTGACAATAGAGTTAAAGAGATCATAATTAATTTGTTTAGCCTCTCTAGAAGTTCTGCTACCAGATAGGTTAGAGTATGCTCTACCTACTAGGGCAATAATGCATTTCTTCTGCCAATCTAAGGTTTCCTTAGTTTTCTGAGGTACTCGTTGTTCTGGGAGTGGTGGAATCATTAGTTACTAAATAATTTGGAAGAAAAGAAATCTCTACCATTCCTCTTATACGAGTCTTTAAAAGCAGGTTGTATTCTAGTTAACTCTATACTTCTAATAAGAGCTAATGAGAAGGATATAAATCTATCAAAGTTACCTCTACTATTGTAAGTAATAAGTTCTTGTAGTAAGCCTACACTCTTTATCTTATATACATTACTTTTACCATCCTCATACTCCTCTCTTAACCAGTTATTTACATAGGTAATGAGTTCATTCTTAACAGAGGAATATGAATTGCCGACAACTCTGATACCATAGGTGTTTGTGTGTTGGTTAGATGCAGCCTTGACAATGCTTGGGGTTCTAGATAGTAAATGTAACTTATGTTTGTTCTCACAGTGAGTTTTGAAATTGTTGATGTTATTTTCATATAGACAACTTGCATTATAGTACTCAATCAGGAGGATACATTGGTCATAGAACTCTTTGAAGTTCTGTGGCCTACCTGTATATTCTGCAACTGGAAGATCATGGGTTTCTTCCCCAATAGCATATCTTTTAAAGATAAATAGTGACCCAAGAGACTCACTATAATTAGCTTCATCTGTAGCATATGGATCTAATCCTGCAGTGTATAAGTTGTACGATGTACCTAGGGTTGGTTTCTCCCAAATCTGTATACATCCACTCTTATCAAAAGATTTATCTCTATACTCTAAAGGTCTAAGAGACAGGTCTGGAATAAATTCTGCATTACCTCTCTCATCATAAGACATTCTACCACAGATACCTTTATACTCATCTTTAGTTTGACAAAGTCCTAGTTGCTTACGCAAGTCTTCTGTAGGAAATACATTATTAGAGATAATTTGGAAAGCCTCAGAAGGTGACCAAGCATACTCAGTAGTATGTCTAAGATACTCATCGGGGCTCTTTGCTTTAGCCTTCTTATTTTCCCTAAGTTTAGTCAAGAGTTCCTTGGCCTTAGGTATATCAGAGTTACCTTCTTTATCATATGCACCCTCATAGTTTTGATACATAGGAAAAAAGAAACCTGCAGATTTTTCTTTTAAACCATCCTCATCCCATACATTCTCGAAGGGCATCATATTATAGTTATCTGGGTTATAATACATCTCAGCAAAGTCAATAGTACCAGCTTCCATATCACCACCAGTACCAAAAACAATCATCATCCCAGTATAATAATCACCTGCTTTAATAGAAGGTTCCATAGCATAGTAACTCTCATTCCAATTAATGAAGGTACCTGCTTCTTCTACAATAATCTTAGACGCATCAGCACCCCTAGCAGCATCAGGGTTATTCTGAAAGGATACACAAGTAATAGCACTTTGATGTCCTTTAGAAAGCTCAGTACCATCATCAGTATATTCTATATAACCACTTTTAATGCGTCCATCAGCTATCTTATTAACTAGCCTACTTCTCTTAAAAGCTGGGCAATTGGTATTGAGGTGATTAAGCATATCCATTACCTTAGTAAAGATACCAATCTCAGAGAATAGATATTTCTTATCATAAGCAGCAACTAGGGTAAGAGATTTCTTAATAAAGGTATACTCCCAAGCTATAGTAGCAGCATTTTTATAAGAGAATCCTCTTCTTCTTGCTTTACCTACTATCATACTTTTACCTCCCTCTGTCCAAAGGACTTTATTATTTAAATGAAGGGATGGAATGAGGGCAGGGTCTATACCATTCTCAGCTATCTCTAGAAACCAGAAGTACTCAAAGTCACCATCCCAAAAGTCAGGAAGTAAAAATCCTTTAGAGACTTTTCTTTTACCTCTGTTATCATCAGTAAGATTTACTTTATTGATGAGGCAATAGTTTAGATAGAAGTAGTGTTTACCAGTAATCTTAGCTCCGGAAACCTCATAACCTTCTATACATCTAGTATATTCCTGATCCCAGAATCTATCAAATTCTAGAGTCCCAGGAAGAGCATCAGTATATCTACCAGTAGTTACAAATCTATTACCAGCCTCTCTAAAAGGCTCAGTATTAATCCATATACCATTAGCATTCCTTATTGTTCCCATTTGTTAATTTTTGCTCCTGCTCTTACCTTATTCTGTGCTACATTCTCAGATTCTACTTTTTCCTTAAGTCCCTCTAAGGTTGTAATTACTTGTAGAGTATTCTTGAGTGCATCTGTAACTTCTTTAACCTTGTATACCGGATTACCTCTAGAGTCTAGTAGTGAGTAATCTACATTTCTGAAGTAAGCTCTAGTTTGATTGGCAGCATGAAGTGCATCTTGTAGATACCTCATGTTAAAGGTATAATTAAGTTCTTTATATTTCTCAATTCCACTCTTAAGTTCTGGTGTTAAGGGGAGACCTAGATCTTTCTCTAATGCAGCAATCTTTTGTTCCTCATCATAAGCTCTATAAGGAGAGTTATAATCAGCAAATAGGTATATATACTTAAAGGCTTGAATACCATTATCCTTTTTATGCTTCTCATATACCTCTTTAAACTCTGGAACTAGGAGAGCAGCTTCATGAAGTGTTACAGTAGCATTATTTATCTCTATTATTCTCATTCTTTCTTTTTATATAATTCTTATATCTTTCTCTTTTAGAAAGTTTTTTAATAAAGGTACCAAGATATCTAAGAGTTATCTTAGGAGTGGAGTCTTTCATACCTTTAGCTGCAGTTAAGAAGGCAAACTTTACTACAGTATTAATGTCTTTGTACGGAAGTTGAAGATTATCAGCAACTTCTTTAATAATAAGACTAAGCTTCACTAAAGATAAACTTAATATCTGCTAGGTAAATACCATTTCTAAAGCCAGAAGTAGTAAGGAGGCCTTTTTTCTTAAGAGATGCTTTAATGTTGTTGTAAGAAGCATCTTTAAGAGAGAGTTTATCTTTAATCTTCTTATTAGTTTTAGGGGAATTTAGCAATTCCCAAGCAATAGTTGGGGTACTTTGTATAAGAAACCCCTCATATTCTCTAAGTAACTCTGCAGCAACCTTAATTTCTGTCTCAGTAAGGTTAAAGTTTAGTGCCATAACCTTCATATAGTTGTGATAAGTATCACCCCTCACTGCTATCAATCTCTGTTTCTCCATCATTAAAAGGTATCTTAAGTTGAAAGAGGGAATCTAGTTCTTTAGCACTATGCCTTTCCTCAGCATCATTAATTAAAGTCATAATTTCCTCTGGTGTTTCCAAGAAATTAAACATAATATCCTCAGTTAAGCCTTGCATAATAGTAAAGGTATGCTCAGTTAGAGGGGATTTTTGGTTACCAATAAGGATAAATGGAGGTAGAGTATTAAAGGCAAAGGTAATATCCTTATAAGCTAAGTTTTCTCCTTCTATAACTTCTTCTCCTGCTTCTCTAAGCATATCAGCAATATCATGTGTTATAGTCTTTCCTTTAGAATCTTTTAGTGAATCCTCAAATACTAGTAATTTTAATTTTATTGTTTTCATATTTATTCGTATTATACTTGCAAATATATATAAAATTTTTATGAATAGACAATACAGAAGAAAATTAGAAAAGTTGCAAAAGAAAGAGTATGATCTTTTTGTTAAGAAGAATAAAGACTTTTTAGATGCAATAAAGGGAGATCAAGGATCTCAACAAACTATGCAAAGAATTAAGGAACTACTAGATAATTATGGCAAAGAACAAAGTAACGGAGAACACCTTCAAGAAGAAGTATAAAGTATCTCTTGGTAGACATGCTAAGAAAGATAGTTTGTCTAAAGGGAGTAAGAGGTATAAAAAACCTTATGCTGGACAAGGAAGATAAATATAAAGTCATTTATTTTTCGTATAATTACTTAAAGTAATTACATACATCTTTAAGGATGTATTGGGTATACTGTAAATAGAATCTAAGAGGCATTGTATAGCATATGCAATCAGGGGTAGTAACTTAGTTAC